TGATCAAGACCGAAGGCTTTCTAAAGCCCCAGTCAATAGCGATTCTTCCGCTCATCGAAGGCTTATAAGTCCAATTTGAAATAACATGTTTAGCCTCGTCAAACTCAGAGTAAATCAATCCTGAGGGTGGTCGAGGCCGATTCATGACCATCGCTTCTCGCTCGGCTTCCGGTAGCAACTTGGTCGCCTCGAACCACTGCTCACTTAGATTAGCCGAGTTGACGTAACTTGTATAAAGCAGAGGAACACATTCAGCCTCTTCAGCCAAATTGCACCACCAAGCACCACTCACCGGAAGACCAACGAGGATCATGATAGGACTCGGTCCTGCTCTCAATCGACCCATAGCTTTGTGAGCTACCTCAGCGCTTAACGTCTGGCACTCATCGATCAAACAAACTCCTGATGTTATGTTCAAACCTTCAAGTGGATTGTGTGTAGCGTCTCTTGTGCCTGGTCGATAATACGAGCGACACCACACAGTAGATCCGTTTGGAGCTGACCACTGCCTTAAAGTGTGGTTATAAACCCAACCTAACTTACTCAACCACTTCTCCATCTCGGGCATGAGCACAGAGTTATAGCGTGGGTTAGTATCAGTCACAAGTAAGCTACTAGTACCTGGCCGAAACTTGGAGATGAAGAGCAAGGCGAATACGAGAGCGCTAGTCTTGCCGGATCCCCAACCACACCTAGCCGCTATGATTCGGTCTTGTCGGGCAATTCGGCCTATTATGCCATGCTGTAATTCATTGAGCTTAATCATATTGCTTTGGTCGGAGTCCTGCCTCAGTCACCTCCCAAACCTCTTCACTCTTGACTTTATTCTCGGTGACTCTAGTGATAGTGACGAGAGAGCCCAACTCGACGTCGTGCATGTCGTGCCAACATATATCCCAGCCTTCACTGACATCTTCAGATGCTCGAAGGATATGGTGACCTTGGATGTTGTAAGATTCTCTCTTGTGGCTAGCGTAAACAGTCCAAGAGCGCTTGAGATGACATCTAATCATTATCGGTTTCATCAGTTCCCTCCTCTTCTTCGATGTAGGGCTTTGAGATCTGCTCTATCATGCTCATCATGATTGCATCAGTCTCGTTGTGAGTTTGATTGACATTGAGATCAACTTGACGAGTAGCTCCCCAACGCTCCGGAAAGCGACGCTCTAAGATCCATGAATAAGCTCTCCAATCCTGTCGTGCCTCTCCATTATCTTTGACCTTCTGTAAGAGTACAGCTTCAGAAAAGTTCCGGGCTGCTTCAACTTCCTCAGTCCACTCGCCATCGGCTCCACTATCGTCTAGCCATCGGTAGTAGGTGGCCTCTGAGATGCCTGATACTGAACAAGCCGCGACTATGCTCATGCCTGTCCTCAGGTTGTCGAGTAGTGCTTCTTTCTGTTGGACTCTTCGCTCATCCCTCTTCAGTCCTGCTACTGATTTCTTTTTTGGCTTCATTCAATGTTTTCCTTATATAGTCGATTAGTCTCATCGTGTGTTCATATAGCACTATGTGATCAGGATCACTCTCGTCTAGTTCACTTAGACGTTGCTTGAATAGATGCTCCAAGGCAATGATCACATCAGAACCATCATCGCACGCGTGTGTAGAATCTTTTATTTCTTTCATTTTTTCACGCTCTTTAAACACTCAGGTAAAGTCTCATAAGTTTCTCTATCATCTACATAATGTTGATAATAGTGGTCAGGCCACACATAAGAAGGAGTTGTTTCTTCGGCTTTTTTGGGCTCTTTGATGTTTAGTCTAGCTCTCTCGAGTCTCTTAGCTAATTCTAAGCGATGGTTACGATTCATAATTAATCCTTTAGCAGTCTATCTATCATTTTCTTTAGTCGATCATTCTCTTCTTGTAGTCGGTCACTGTTCCTTTGTAGGCGTCGATTATCCTCTTCTAATGGCTGATTGGAAATAGACTGCAAAAGGAGCAGTTCATTTTTTTGGTTGCATACATCTTTATGCTTTGCTTTCAGCTCTCCTAATTCAGTAAGCAAGGAGTCAATGGTCTTGTCATCTGTTGTAGGTGTCTTTTGCTCTAAGCTGTCGTTCAAGATGGCCTTGGCTAGTTCTAGTTCTTCGATCCTTTTTAGTGCTTTCTTGAGCCTGTCTCGTAAATCAAAAGTGATTAGTGTGTTAGGTATCGGTCGTTTATAAAACCTCATCATAGACAAGACCCAACATTTAAACTCATAGTCTCGACCATCGGCAAGAGTCCTTGCTAATGTATGTGAGATGTAATTCTTATTTTGGCCTAAAATATCTTCAGAGATACAAGCGAGAGATAAGTCATCTTTTATCCCTTCCTCTATCAGTTGGAAGCTTTCTAGGGTGAATCGAAGAAAAGGCTTAGGATAGTCTAGCTCATCGAACTGCAGGCCATCCTCAATGATCTCTTCATCCTCAATGATCTCTTCATCCTCAATGATCTCTTCATCCTCAGTAATCAAATCATCCTCTGATGAAATATCATCTTCAATAATCTCTCCATCCTCAGTAATTAAAAAGCTCTCTGTTTTAATCTCTTCTTCAATGATTGCTTCGTCCTTAGATGCCTCTTCATCAACTGCTTTAATTGTGAAAGCAAATTTACTATCAATTGAGTCTGGAATTATACTAGGGGAATAACCCCAACTATAGCTAACGGGAAGGTTTGAGATCAAAGATTGACGTTCAATAATATCATTACAATAAGCCTCACCAACACTTAACCCTAGCTCTTCGGCTATAGATACTAGTCCATCAACCTCAAATATATGTGTTACCCATGGATGACTGCGGTTTGCTGTAACAAAAGACTCAATGGCATATTGCTCATTTTTTGTCATACTTTTCGTTGCGAAATATATGGGGCGCATAACAAAGACTCCAATTTTATCGGACTCTTTATTGTACCAAAGGATAATATAATGTTCATAGTTGCTAAATCCCCTCTTCCCTAACATAAGCTGGGCATGTTCATATACATCTGTATAATACACCCCAACTACCGCCACATAGAGATGCTGAGTTCTCACACTGCCTTGCAAGAACTGACGAAGAAAACCAACCTTTTTATATTGATCTGATCTTTTTATACCGTTCTCACAGATTTTCCTCAATATGTCTAAAGCTGAGTCTGAGGGCATACCACGATGGCTTTTTATCTCTATCAGTAGCTTTTGGTCTTCGGTTAAGAAGTCACATACAAACTCAAAGCCAGTGTGTTTGCTTTTCCTTAGATCTCCATTAACTCTTTCTTGTAGTTTCTCATACATGATAGATTCAAACTCATGGCCTACTGATTGATTGAGCACCTTCAAGTTTGACCGGTTGCTATCTCTTATACTCATAATTTACTCATTTCTCCAAAAGGAGTGCATTAATACTCTTAGTGTTTTGTGAAGCCTTGGCCCCAAGGTGATGGTGTTGTTGGTTGAGCAGGTTCGGGAGGTAAAAGATAATCATTTTTGGGAGCGTCCAAAAGTTTCCAAACGTCTGCTTTTACTTCCCACAGTGTGTTTCCACTCTTATCTTTAAAGCTCCTCAGCGACCCTTCGATATAAACCTTCAGCCCTTTTTTGATTGTCGATGCTGCTCTATTAGAGCTTTGACCCCAAATTTTTACAGTATGCCACTCGGTTGACTGTTGCCAGTTTCCTTGAGCATCCTTATAGCTTTCGTTCGTTGCCACTCTGCAATAAGCATAAGGCTGACCACTTTGGGTAGTCCTCAGCTCTGCATCTTGGCCGACATTGCCGACCAGAGTGATTCTATTAATCATTTCAATAACTCTCTAATTGCGTGATCTTTATCATGGTTCCTGATGTACCAATTGACTACCAAAACCATGAGTTGTGATCGAGTCCAACCGATTGACTGACAGTATCGATCCAACCTTTTTAGATCCTCTGTCTTGATGCGACCACACACAGTAGTTTTTTTATTTTTGTCTTTCATGGAACCTCTTATAAAACTGAGGCACTTCATCATAGTTAAACAAATAAAAAGGGTTAAGATCAGTTGACTTTTAAAATGCATAGAACTCAATCAAGAAGTCATCTCGAAAGGATGAAGGCCTCACAAATAAGTTCTCAAACTTGTTGACCGATGTCAATATACTTTGTATATTATTTTTGGAAGTAGTCAGTTTTAACTCTGCTGAATATCTCTCTCTACTTCTCGCTTGACTGGGAATGACCTCCATCACTTAACTAAGGGGTTTAGGTGATGGAGGTTTTTTTTTTGCGTTGGACGTATTCCCTTTGATACTCACGACACTTAGCCAAACGCTTAGCTTTCTCCTCAGGTGTCTCATTTGCTAGTCTCTCTTTAGTGTAGACTTTCATGTACTCTCTTCTGTTTTTGCGTTGAGCATCTGTCTTATTTGCTCGATAAATCTCAGCATACTCTTTGCCTTTAGCTAACCGCGCTTCTCGTTCTTCCGGTGTCTCATTAGCTCTTCGTTTCCTAGCATATTCTCTAATATAGTCTAAGCGCTTGGTGCGACGTTCTAAAGTCTCATGTGCTTTTCTTCGTTGATACTGCTGACGACGTTTAGTTAACCGCGCTTCTCGTTCTTCCGGTGTCTCATTAGCTCTCTTGTCTCTCCAACGTTTGTTCTGTCTTGCACGTCGTTCTTTTCGTTCGGCAGGAGACTCTTTAGTTTTTCTCAGTTGATGTTGCTGACGACGTTTTGCTAACCGCGCTTCTCGTTCTTCCGGTGTCTCTGCTGATCTCACCAAAGCTCGATAAGCCCTTAACTCTTCTCGCTCCTCAGGAGTCATTTTGGGCTTCTTCGGTTTGTTGCCACGTTTCTTAGCATGATATTGTTTCATGTACTCAGAACGTTTGGCTTTTTGCTCAGGAGTTAAAGCCGCGTGTCTTTGGCGGCTGTATTCTCTATTTCTAGCCAAGCGTTTCTCCCGTTCCTCCGGTGTCTCTCGTGCTCTTCGTTGATGATAATGATCGCGATAATACTTTAAGCGCGTTTCTCGCTCTTCAGGAGTCTCAAAGGATCTCACTAGAGCGTCATATTCTTTCTTATTCATCTTTTCCTTAGCGTTGTATTGCTTCATGTACTCACAATGTTTTTGATGCTGATCAGGAGTCAAAGAGGCACGTCTTTTACGGCTGTATTCTCTGTTTCTAGCTAGACGTTTCTCTCTTGCCTCCGGTGTCTCCTCAGCTCTTCGCCTCAGATAATACTGACGATAAGACTTTAAGCGTTTCTCTCTCGCCTCAGGACTCTCGGTGGCTCTTCGTTGAGCCTCATATTCTTTCTTAGTCATCATTCACCATGTGAGCAGTGTTACTATTACTTAGCTATTAACACCCCCACGCAGTCATATCAACACGTTCTAGTCTACGATCTTGCCCAATCATCTCAATTGGTCGAGGGAACATAGCTCCAAGTCTAGACTTCACCGCAGGATTATCCGCAAAGATGTTGAGCAACTGTCGAGGGTAAACATTAGAAGTCATGACTATAGAGAGCTGACCACTTCCCCATTGTTGATAGATCTCTTGGATCAGCTCAACAGTCTGACTCAACCACCAAGGTGACTTATTAGCAGATCCTCCCACTCCACAAAACTCATCGAGTAGAAGTAGGTCGATACCTGCTAGCCAATCCTTGAGGGGATCTCTAGCGCTCTTATTGTTCCATGATTCTTTAATCTTATTCATTAGCTCGATGTGGGATGTATACCGGACCTTTAAGCCGAGATAAGCAGACTCTCGAGCGAAACAATAAAGTAATGATGTCTTGCCGTTGCCTGGTTGTCCATAAAGATAGAGCCCATGAGGTGATCCCTCACAACCTCCTCTGAGATATGTCAACATTTTATCAATGGCCTCCTTTTGTTGAGGGCTATCGGGCTGATAAGTCTCAAAGTGCATATTGATTGCATCACTTGGAAGTCTCATCTTGTCGAGTCGTTTAAGCCATCGTCTTGGCTTCTCGCATCTGTGACACATTTGAGCTTCTTGAGACATCCGATTGGGTAGCCACCGATAATTCCAACCTGCCTCACATCGTCCGCAGTGAGCAATATCCTTGGGCTTTAAATAACCAGCGCTAAGGTCGACGAAATCGTTTGATTCTAAATTGCTTGGTTCGAGGTTGCTGAAGTCCAAAAATTGAGGAGCAGGTTTAGCTGATGCTCTGAGTCGAGCTAAACGCTTCATATCTTCCAAAGCATTGATTGTTGTCTGATCTATATCTAATTTTTGCATTACTGTTACCTATAGCTGTTAATCATGTAGTTTTTTCTGCGTTCAATTCTCTGCTGTACAGTCTCCGGTCTGTCTCTCATTTGGTCTTGAATCAGAGGGATACTTGGATCAGTTGGATGATTAGTACCCCAAAATTGTCCCCAATTAGTTTTTTGCTCCTCTTCAACTTTAGAGCTATCCTTATACTGATTATTATACTGATTGTTATACTGATTGTTATTATCCCTCTCTCTGAGGGATTGAGCCCCTCTCTCTGAGGGATTGAGCCCCTCTCTCTGAGGGATTCCATCACTCTGAGGGATTCCCTCACTCTGAGGGGTTGACTCCGCATAAGCTTTTAGAACATCGAGGTTGAGCTTAATGGACTTGACCCTATCTCCTCGTCCCGTTTCAAGTCTTGTGATGATGTTTAATTTAGCTAGTTGACTAAATGCTCTCTCGATGGTCGCAACAGAATAGCAATCGCTCATACCTGCTCTGATATAACTTACAGACATTGGTTTAGCTTCCCATGTGCTGAAGTCACTCTTATATATAATACATAATAATGTATGTTGGACCGGACCCTTTAAGCTTGAAGCGAAAGCCAAACCTAAGGCTTCATGTTGTTTCATACTCACTCCTTTTCTAGTACCAAGAAGAAACTTTCAAATATTATCTTGACACTGTGAAACATTTCTGTCAACTTATAAAAGTCAATACGACAAGATTCTTTTAAACCTTGAAGGAGTTCAAGATGGAATTAAGAAAACTAGCCTTGCTTCGTGCAATCGGCAGAAAAGAATTAGCTATAGCAGCATCGACCTCAGAATCAGCAATCTCAAGAGCTATCAAGGGCGAGTCTCAACCCTCTGATGTTATCGCTAATCGTTTAGCCAAGGCTGCTAATGCTCTTTGTGCTGAGTTAGATCTTCCTGAGGCTTTTGACATCACAGATTTCAACGCTTCATGTGTTCACGCTCGAGAACTACCTGAGGACGCTCTATTCATCGTTGAGGACTATTGGTTCGGTACAATGAAGTTGACAGCCAAGCGCTTGATTGACAAGGAGCCCAACGATGAGGACAAAAACGAATTAGAACACTTACTTAAGATCCTATTCCATAAGAATGACTACACTCAACAACTCAAATGGCATCAATACACCATCTCAGTAGACCCAAGCGAAGATAACCGATAAGAGAGCTAATCATGTATCAAGACTCAAACAACATACCTTTTTTCGATGCCGACGACCTTCTTAAGCAATGGCGCGATGTCTGTCGAGCAGGAAACAGCCGATCTTTTGGTGACCCAGAAGATATCATATGTGAAGACTGTATTGATGACGCTGCCGAGTTTGAAGGTGCTCATGTCATCGGTCGCATCAACGATTATGACC